TAACAACAGGAGGTAAACTATCTCATCTGAAACATTATTAAAGATACTCAAGATTGTCACTGTACAAAAGGTTGAGTATCCGCCTATTCGTAGGCACTACAGGTCACATTTATACGGATGAATATTTTTGTAACTGACCCATCACCAACTATATCTGCTAGACATCTACCTGACAAACACATTGTTAAGATGCCCTTAGAAACATGCCAAATGTTATCTATTGTGTGTTCTGATAAGTGGGGTCATGGATATGGTAAACTTCATCGTCTTGATGGTGAACCATACAAAACAGAGAAAGGTGCATTTCGTAATCATCCATGCACCATATGGGCAAATGCATGCCTAGAAAATACATGGTGGTTACTTGCACATGGTCTTGCACTTACCAATGAATATCAATGGAGATATGGTAAGATTCATAGTTGTGAAAGAACACTAGAGGAAGCGGTAACTATTATCCCTTCTGCACCTTATCCATACAAACCAAAATCATTTACTTTCGCAGGTCCTGATGAGTTTAAATTTGACACAAGCATTGACACTTTTACTGCTTACAAACGTTATATATCGAGCAAACCTTGGGTTGCATCTAATTATTTACGTGACCCATCCAGAAAACCGAATTGGGTATGACCTATGAATTGTTGGCATTGTCAAACTGAACTTATATGGGGAGGGGATCATGACTTTGATGAAGATGGATTGGAGTATGATATAGTTACTAACTTATCATGCCCAAAATGTAATTCTTATGTGGAGGTATACCATGTACGAACTGAATGAGGAAGAGTGGGAATGTGTCAGAGTATGTGTTGCTAATGCACCCATACCTTACGACATAACTAAAAAGAAAATACCTGCTGCTATTTTATCTAAGATAGGACAACCCACTAAAATAAAACATGAGGGTATTGCTAAAGTAAAATACGATTTAACACCATATGGTATAGAACCTGACGATTAATGGCTATTACACAAGAACAGGCAGACAAAATTGTTGCCATAAACAACCTGATAGAGGTTATCAAATACCTTGATGCAGATGTAACACACACGAGGGTAAAAAACAGTTATGGGAAAAAAGAACAACAAGTCATTCTCACATGGAAAGACGGAGAAAAAGAAATTGCCGAAGCACTTTACATGTACAAGCGAAACACCTTACGACAGACATAGGTATAAAGTTGTATTCACTGGTGCAGATCCAGTTATTGTAGATGAGTGGGAACAAGCAAACTTAATCTGGTTCCAAACTCCACCAATGTTCAAATCACACATAGAGGTCTTAGACAAATGAGAAATCAAATTATTTCAGCACTCCTTGCTCATGCTCAAGGAGACATTCAAAAGCACAAGATGAATGTAGAAGTGTACTTAACTAATCCTGTTGGTATTGGTGAGCATCCTGATGTGATGGAAGCAATAGAACAGGAACTAAACATGATCGCTAAGTATGAAGATCAGGTATCAGTGATCAAAAAACACTTTTTAATCAAGGATTAAGGATGAAAGATACAATCTTATTTGGAGACTGTCGTGAAACACTTAAGAATCTAACAAATTCAAGTGCTCGCATGTGTGTTACATCCCCCCCATATTATGGTCTAAGAGACTATGGAGGAGAGAAAAACCAAATAGGGCAAGAAGAGTCACCAGAAGAGTATGTAAAACAAATGGTGGAGGTATTCCGACTAGTACGTGATGTATTAACTGATGATGGTACACTATGGTTGAATATTGGTGACTCATATTATAATTACAGATCCGATGGTAACTATCCAAAACAGACAGTATCAAAAACAAGACAGGATTTACCACAGAGTACACCAGTAAGAGGTAATAAGTTAGAAGGATTAAAGAGTAAGGATCTAATCGGTATCCCTTGGATGTTAGCATTTGCATTGAGAGCAGACGGATGGTATCTGAGACAAGATATAATATGGCATAAACCTAACCCCATGCCAGAGAGTGTGAAAGATAGATGTACAAAAGCACATGAGTACATATTTTTATTAAGCAAGAGTAAAAACTATTTCTATGATAATGAAGCAATCAAAGAACCAGCGAAAGATTGGGGAACAAGAGATCGCACAAATGGCAAGTACCACAATCCTGGTAGTGGCTTGGCTCCTCATAGTGGGCTTACCAAGTCTTATCCTACAAAAAACAAACGGTCTGTTTGGTCAGTAACAAAGAAACCATATAAAGGAGCACACTTCGCTGTATTTCCACCTGAGTTAATTGAACCTTGTATAAAGGCAGGTAGTGAAGTTGGAGATACAATCCTTGATCCATTCATGGGTAGTGGTACAAGTGCGATGGTTGCGAAGTCACTAGGCAGATATTATACTGGATGTGAACTCCATGAAGAGTATGGTAACCTAATTCAAGAAAGAATACAAGATTATCACCCAGTTAATGAAGTGGCACAAGAACCCACCATTAACATCCTAGACCTTATACAATAAAGATAAGTAAAACAAAGAAACATGCAACAATTTCATTCAGTCATTCCAACATATGACTTCCCACAATCACCAATTCTTATCATTGGGTTCTTCGGCATCTTCACAGCATTAGGAGTATTATATGTTGCCAACAGAAAATACTTCAGTTCACCATATAATGAGGACAACAAATAATGGCAAGAATGAAACAACTACTCCATGACATGGAGTATAGAACCAAAATTCTAACTGGCAACTATTCACCTCAGTTCAAACAAACTGTTGATGATATGATGTCCGAGGGTTCATTCACATTTGAACAAATAGCATCAAAAGTAGAAATTACTGTTGATGAATTACACTTCTATCTTTCCTTTGCTACATAAATTACTATGAAAGTTAAAGTTACACTTTTTAAAGCAGGTACTATCTTTGAAGAAAGAGTAATTGCTAAAGACTATCAGGATGCAAAAAACGTTGCACTCGCACGAAATCCTGGTGCTACTGTTACTGGAGTGACCGCCGTATTTGACTAATGAGCAGTAAAATCAAAGTATCTGGTAGATATGTTGATCAGTATGAGGTCTACAGCATGACCCTTACTGATCAACATTTGTCTGTAAATTTTAGTATGACCCAAGAGGATTTACTTGAGGTTAAATCAGCGATTGATTCTATGTTATTAGAGAATGAATCACTGGACATGATGCAACAACTGAGGAATCTAACAAATGAGTGAGAAAAAAAAGTTTACTGGTAAAGAGTTTTATGGTAAAGAGAATCCAATTAGACAAGCATTTAAACCCATACTTCCATTTGTTGTACCTCACATGGTTTTCCCAATGGAAAACTTTGCAGAAAGAGTTGAAGAGTTGCAACAGATACTTAGTGAGAGGTTAGAACTTCAAAGTCTAACTGATGCAAATGTCCCCACGGATTTTTATAATCAGGATAATGATTATGTTGATTGGAAGAATCATTTATTCAATAGTTTCTTTGCTCAAGAGATTGAATTAATTTCTAAAGCATGGTTCGATTGGTGTATTGATGTAAAAGAATATTCAGAAGGTACAGTTAATGATCATCCTACCAGTGATCCTGAAGCAGATAACACATTGTATCAAGAAGACTTACATGGGATGATGGTTACAAGTGCATGGGTTGAACAAGCACAGACTTTTCATCAACATTTACCTCATGATCATGGAGTTGAAAACTTTTCATGTATCTTGTTTGCTGGATATGATGAAAAATTACATGAGTCAACATGTCTTGTTTCTCCATATAGGTCTGTTGATGGTATAATTTATCAATATAATCCTCATGTTAACGAGGGTGATATTTTAGTAATTCCTGGTAATCTCCTACATTATACAACTCAGAACAGAAGTACAAAACCCAGAACAGTTATTGTATTTAATTTACAATTCAAATCATATCTGATGGAGTCAGCGAACTTAGTAAGAGAAGATCTCATAAAGATGTTTGGAAAATCAGGTGTGAAAGATGATAAAGTTTACAACTCACGCGATTGGTTTAAGAATGACTAATTACGTTCCTAAGGTCAACGATTATGTTAAGTGGACTACTGCACTCGGCATGGTTCATGAGGGATGGGTATATTATAAAGGAACACCCGATGATAATGAGAAGAGAATTAAAAATTCATGGGTTCCAGTATCAAACTACATCACAATTGAGATAGCAACTAAACCAAGACCACAGTGTGATCTATCGAAGTTTATGCATAAACGTATCCATGTTTGTATATGTTGTTATGAGGATTGTTGGCATGAGTTAGAATTTATTAGGAGGAGAGTAAGTAAGCAAGATGATACTAACCCTGATGAATTGAGTTATGGTGCATATAAGTCACAACAACACAGATATTTGGATCCACAATGATGCTAAATACAAAGTAGCATGTAATAATTTAAATCAAGTGGTATTATTTCTTGATAGATTTAAAGATAGTAATAGGGTAGGAACTATCATGCCTTGGCCAAATAGGACTACAGTTGCGCCAAGTGGATGGTTGTTGTGTAATGGTAGTCAATATGATAGCACAAATGCTGAATTTTGGCAGTTGTATCAGGAAATTGGTACAAAGTATAATACTGGTGGAGAATCTGCTAATCATTTCAGAGTTCCTAATTTACAATCAAGATTACTTGCAAAAGGCAGTAATGTTAACGACAATAATAGTACAATAAATGATCAAGGTAGTACCTTTGGTGCTAATAATAATAGTAATTCTGGAAATGCAACCTTAAGTAATGATCACTTACCACTTCATAATCATAATGTTGGTCACAGTGGTAATAGTAATACCTCTAGGAACATGAATCGTGCCAATAATCAATACCGAACAGGTAGTGGTAGTAGAAACTGGAAGAATTTTAGTGGTTTTAATAGAAGACAAGTATACAACTCAAACCAAACTGGTGGATCTGGTGGATCTGGTAGTGACCATCTACATACTATAAATGCTGAATGCCGACAACCAGACTTGACGACAAAGTTTATTATTAAATACAAGTACACAGTCAGAGACGATAACTGGAACTGAACCATGGCAATTGCACAAAACTATTTTTCGGGAAAGTCAAAAGGTGGTAGAATCGGAACCATTGTATTAGTTGCGAATGTTCCAACAGGATTTACAAATAAGTATATCCTATGTAATGGTCAAAGTCTTGATGCTTTCCAGTATAGAAGACTACATAGAACAATCAGTAACATCTATGGTGGTGATCAGTATGTTCAGAACGTCACCGATATTCCTGGTTCAACCAGCACATTCAAAGTACCAGATTTGAGAGGACGAGTACTCAGAGCATGTAATGACATGACCGATGCTAGTACTATGATACAACAAGGTGGTTCTCTTAACATGGTCATCGAACCACATGCTTTAACCAGTAGTGAAGTACCATCACATACTCATGGTACTAGTACCCAAGATTATGCATATGAAATCAATGTAAATAACCATAGTTCTTCAGGTCAGGTTCAGGTGACATCAAGAATTCCGAGTTACAATAGAAGTTTCCGACCAAATGCACAGACTGGTTTTTTAAACAATGCAGCAGCTGGTCATAGTCATAGTGAAGCATCAACATTGCAACCCAGTATCTACCTAAATTATTACATACAGTCAGCATAACATGGCATTAAGATACAATCAATTTAAACCAGATAAAACTGCCATAGGTACGATCATAACATGGTCAGGTCAGCAAGTGCCAAGTGGATATTTACAGTGTGATGGGACAACATATACAATTTCAGGTGTAAATAATACCAGATATCGTGGTCTTGCGAGTGTTATATCACAACAGTATGATGGAGCTGACACTTACCCACCTGGTGATTTTAGTGGTACTGGTACATTCACCGTACCAAACATGAATCCTGATGATGTTGTAGTTCAACGTAATAATGAAACACTGGGCAGTAGGGCAGGTAGTACCAGTTCATCATTTGGTGCAACAGTCTTAACTAGTGGACAGTGGCCACGACACAGACATAATCTACCAAGACAGAATTATAACTTAACCAACGATGTAAACGTAACAAACCAACCAAATCACTGGGGAGCAGTTGTAAATAATCCACGTTGTTGGGATGGTAGAGCATGTATGCGTTATCGTATTCGTGTCCGAAGAGGTAGAAGGTCAAGGTGGATACAATCTCCATGTCCATCGCGAACACCTGGTTGGTGGGGTGGAGGTTATCAACCATGTTCTGTACCTGGTAATACCAGTTATGGTCCAAGAAACGCAGGTAGTGGTCTTGGTATGGGACCTCGTACCAACTTTGCATTCAATGTTAATACTGCAGGTTCAAATAATCCATCATCACATACACACACTGCCAGTACAGTTCAGGCATGTATCAGAGTACAGTTCCTTATAAAAGCATTCTAAATAATAACACATAACTAATTGAAAACATCATGAAAGGAGTAAACGGAGAGTTCATCGAACATAGTGATGACTTTATATCAATATACCACAATGTATTCCCCAAGAGCAATTGTGATCAAATAATCAAGAAATTTGACTTTCTTGAAGATGCATGCATGAATAATGATGAGGTCAAGAGATTACATGAGGAGTGGAGAGAGAACGGGCATGACATGGGTGCCATGGAGGGATCAAAACAATTTATGACTGGAGTTGGTGGTAGACTGGATAGGTCATATAACCTTATTCATATTGATGACTATTGTACCAGTACATCATATGATCCTGCAATTAGAGAAGAAGGATGTATTTGTAGTGTCTCATTAGTGACTGAATACCTATATCAGGCACTTGATGATTATATGACTCATTATGGTACACTACGCAGTAAGCACGTTTATAGTAATTTTAACAAAGTACAAAAGACACCTGCAGGTGGTGGTTATCATGTTTGGCATGATGAATTAGGGCAGAGTGTACAGCACAGTGATAGAGTCCTTGTATGGATGATGTACTTGAATAATGATTTTGAGGGAGGAGAAACAGAGTTCTTATATCAAAAGAAGAGAGTACAACCAGAACCAGGTACTATTGTGATATGGCCAGCACAATGGACACATCAACATAAGGGTAACATGGTATTAAAAGGAAACAAGTATATTATAACAGGATGGATACATCATATGTGGTCTGATCATGATATTGCAGGTCATCTTATTGCACCTGATACACCACTTGATAGTGCAGCAGCAGTTATGTAGCATAATACCAATAATAACCTTTCCAAGTTCTTTTACCAGGATATAACAAACTCTTCCTTATACCACCGCCACGTTTACCATTGATAGTACGTTCGGCAGCAGATATACTTTCATATACTTGAGTCTTCTTACCATTAGACTTATGTACACCATATATCTTACGTTTGTGTAGGTTCTCACCTATCTTTCGCCATGTGTACCCGTATGCTTCCCATCCATTGCGAGCAGCGAGTACAATATTACCATTTCTTTTCTTATCACCTGCAACATCAAGGGCAGCATCACTTATACTATTCCATATCTTTATCTCTCCAGTCTTTATATTAGTTCCCTCTATCTTCTGTTTCATGTGTGTGCCATCGCCCCTATGTTCTTCACACATAAATCCCCATTTCTCTCCTGATGCTACCTTCTTATTAATACTCTTCTTTATATTGTTAACCCACTCTTTAGTCTTATCCTTATTCTTTATCTCTATTGGTATGGGTATAATATTATATTCACTCTTCAGTTTATCAATATAATAGTCTTTCCTTTCATCTAATCTATCAGTTGTTGTTTCCTCTAATACACTTATATTAAATCTACTTGTACCTAGGTTGTTGATGTCATTATATAAGTCTTTATGAGTATTATTTGTTATGTGTTCTTTCCATACCTTGTTTAATGGTAGAGTTGTAGTGCCAACATATTGTTTCTTATTTACTTTGTTGGTAATACAGTAGATTATACCTTGTTTTATCGCCATAGAATAGTGTAGTGTTCACGATGGTACATGTATATAGGGAAATATTAACAAAAATATGGTTGTGTGTTGTAATTGATTCTCAATTGCAATAATAATTGAGAAAGGTGTGATCTTATTGTTATCTTAGCGAGCATAGCATAAGACTCGGAGTTTGTCAACCCCACCGCCCCCAAATCTCGTCGAGACCTGAGCATTATGATCTAGTCGAGACCCGCGCATCATAATTCTCGACTAGCTTTCGCGCATTATACATCATCTCGACTAGAATGTTCACAAACTGTAACAAATCTCGACGAGTTCTCATAAATATGCTATACTAATCATATAACACACACAATCTAGTCGAGCCATGTACGAATGGTCTTATGAACATCTCGTCGAGCTTCCTGACGACGAGC